ACCCAGCGCCAGACTTGGGTTACTTCTTCCCATGTGCGAGCAATTGAGTGCCCAAAGTCTTTCCAATGGACGTAATCAGTAGGAGCGCACTCGTACTCGATTTCTTCCTGTGGTTCGGCTTCCATGCCAGCGCTACCATCGAGCGTACTGACATTCCCCTCGTTACCTGTACCAGTTTCTTTGTCTACGTCTTCAGTAATTTGATAGCCATCTTCTGGCATATCCTGCGCCACAACGTGCGGTTCGTACCGTACCCATGCGACACCACGCCCACCGAGGAATCTATCCTCAACAGCGTGACGCATTGCGCTACGAAAGTCTGAATAATGCTCAATCTCGAAGTCTAACGAGCGTTCAATAAGCTGCGAAGCGACACGCCCAACTGGGTCATTGTCACCAAAGCGACGAGATACCGCAGCCTTTGGCAAACGAGCGTAAACAGCAGGAATCAGCGTCTGTACGTTAGACCACAGAATGTTGAACTTTGCTGTTTCGTTCGTGTTTTGGTTGCGGTTGTCATCACGATAGCGTTTAACTATCTTCTGTGTGCGAGCTTCCCACTTCTTGAACTCATTGTCGTATTGAGCAATGATGTTCAGATACTTCTGAACGCCTGTTAGAGCTTCCATTTAGAACCTCTTAGCTAAATTGACCAACCGCCACTACTGTAACGCCTGCGCCTGTGGTGACTTTCCAACCAGAGGTCAAAGAAGCCATGTTCAGCTCAATGCTCAACACGCCAACGCCACTTGCTATCGCTGCTGGCACGATTGGTATTGACGTAACGCCATCAGTAAGCGTGACTGTTGAAGTCAATGCTGTGTTGACTGTGACGATTAGACGGTGCAGGTAATCGCCTGCTGCGCCTGAGCCGCCAAGCACTTGTGCTGTCTGACTAGCTGCGACTGTTTCGTATTGGTATCCATAACCACGTTGAATTCCGCTCATATCCTGCTACCCCTTGGAGGTTGGTAAGTTGCCCACATATCGTTCAAAGTGACCGTGTTCTCTGGGCCAACTATCAACGGTTTCACAACGTCTGGTGGCTTCACTTTAGGTTCTAACCTCCAAGCGACTGCCATCATCCTAAAAGCGTCTGATGGGTGTGAAGTCCAGTCATGCCTTGGACTAGCCCTAAACGCTTTCTTGTCTTCGTCGTATTCCCGCTGGTACTGTCTCAGAGCTTCAAGTCCATCCGAGCATTTAGTCTTGTCAAACCAACACATCGGAAGGCATTGCCGTACTGCTTGAATCCCATCCTGTACGCCCAAGTCTGGCACGATTGCCATGTTGTTTATACCGAGATGTTCAGCCAATTGCTCAATAACCGACTTGCCCTGCGCTGCTAGAGTTTTAGCTCTTGCATCATGCGGAAGTTGATGTTTTCCGTATTTATAAGGCTTTTCTTTGATTATTTTCGCAATTTCATCAATATTAGCACCGGAAATAGCAAAAAAGTCGATTAAATGTATTTCATTTCGAACAACTTGATACCACCAAATTGCGGTGTCATCACGGTATCCCAAGTCCCATGCTGTATGCACAGGAATATGCGGGTCATACGGTACGTCAGTGATGCGTCCATCGTCTTCAGCTTGGCGTAGGTCTGTACCGTAATACGCCCCCAAAATCGACGCTTCAAACGAGCATTCATATTCTTGAAGGTACTGGTCTTCGCTAATCTGCGCTCGTGCTGCGTTCAGTTCTGTAGCTGGCAACAACCCGGAGTCAGACGCTGCGAGCTTTAAGCAAAACCATTCGCCATTACTGCGTGACGCTTGGTCATATATCTGCCAAAACTGGTTTTTGCCCTTTGGTGTGCCAGCGAAGACTGCCCAACCCTGCTTGTCGCTCAAGGTGGGCCGAATTACGTTACCCCAAACGCTTGGTCTGAAGTCACCGTATTCATCCATAAATACGCCAGAGAATCCCAATCCTCGCATAGCGTCTGCGTTGTCAGCACCGAACAAGCGTATCTTTGCTCCTGTTACTAGCTCAACAGTCAATTCAGCTTCATTTGAGCTTTTAAGCACAGGTGCAGCGAAGTGCTTGAGGTAGTCCCATGCGACAGACTTAGCTTGTGAGCGATAGGGCGCTATGTATGCGTAGAGCGGGTATTCATCCTTGCTCATCAGCGCAGCACGAACAATGTCATTGATTGCGGCTACAGTCTTTCCTGCCCGTCTGTGAGCAACAAGACACGCCCAGCGTTGGTTTCGATTATGAAAGGGTTTGAACGCTTTGCGGGGTGCGTAGGGTAAGACTACCTCTCGTCTTGCCACTTGACCACCAGTTCGATAGGCCCGTTATCAGCGCCAACGTGTTCCTGCCTTGCGAGCTTGGGAACGTGATATTCAGCTACAGCCATAAAACAGTCAAACGCTTGTTTCGGGCCATACCTCTCATCCATTGCTATCTGCTCAAGCCACGTTTGAAGTAAATGGGAATTACCGTCTACAAAGGCTGCTATAGCCTCTCTAGCCTTCGTGGTGCTTTTATTAGGCACTCCTGCTGGTCTACCAGCACCTTCCCTCTTGCCGCCCTTGATAGGCTTGGATTGTTTTTCTATTTCCATATCTTTTCTCAATGGTTTTAGAGTTTAAGATAGGTTAATTATAGTTTATTTCTTTCGATCCATGCGACTTAATAGCGCAGCAGTCTTTTTAGCTTTGTCTGCTTGATTGAATTCCTTTGCTACGCTTACAGGTATGCCCATTTTCTTAGCAAACTCAGGATTGTGTGCCGCAGCAGCCATGGTGCGTTTTTGGGCTTCAGATTTGCTTGGCATATTAGTACGGTTTGTTGTAACGCAACATAGCGCCGTAATTTTTACCTTGTGTTGGCACGTTTACATTAGCTGACAATGTGCCACCGCCAACTGGTGCGCTGTAGCCAAGACCGACTTGGTTTAGGCTTGTGCGGTTGTAGCCCGGCGCTGCGACATTTGACCCCATCACGTTGCCGTGTAGCCTTCCCTCACCCATTGGCATACTTCCACTAACTTGCATTGGAGTCATGTTCATGCCCCGCTGAAATGTCTGTTGTGGATTGTAAAACCCCTGTGGAACGCCTTGTGGCACAGGAATGTCTTGAATTTGACCACCAGACGCTTGTACAGGTGAACCCATGTTGTATTGCATTGGGGGTTCTCTATCTTCCATACCTAACGGCACTCTGTCAACAGGTGCATTTACTTGAAATTTTTGCATCATTTGCTCTAATTGCTGTTGACGCAACATCTCTGCAAGTCGTTGAGCATCAGCGTTTTGCGGTAGACCGTCCATATTCCCGCCTATTTAAGAAAACGCAGTTTATATAGCGTTGAATCGATCAATGCTGCTATTTCGTCAATAATATTCTGTAATGGCGTGTCCGTTGGCAATTCTTTGCGGATTTCTTCAACAAAATCGCACAGACTTTTTAGGTATTTCTGTGGCGTTTTAGCCAAATGAAACTCATCCGGATAGGTTTTTATCTTGTCGTATTTGCCTTGATACGCTTCTACGAAGTCATCAACCAAGTCTGGGATGGTTTCATAGTATTTTTGCAACGCCTTATGCTCTGCGTAGTTTTCAGTCTGAAAGTGCATAAAATGAGCATTGGTTGCGCTATGTAGCAGCGTCGATACGAATACGGCTGGATAGTCCATTTACGCCTCGTCCTCAAAGGTGGCTAGGATTATTGTACATTGACCGCCTGATTTAATCACGCCCCTTGTTATGGTGATTTCGTCAAACTGGCTGTCATCGTCAAATACGCCTGCGTCTTGTAGCGCATCTAAGAGTGCTTTGATACGGTTGTCCAAGTCAATTGCCCGTTTGTCCCTTGGAAATATCTTAATGATTGCCGCTAATCTTTGGTTGCCAAGTTTCGGGAGGTTGTTCTGGGTGACATATTCTTGCACCGCTAATTTGTAGTCCCTGCCGCTTTTTGACAGGATTGTGCGCCCCCTAAAGTTTCGCCAGTAAGTGTTGATGCTTGGCGGTAAGGGTAATTGCATAGTAATCAGCATTGGATCAATCCACGCTCAAATAGCTCGCCAATTGTCTTTCTGTGCGCCAGTTCCCACAACTCGACACGCATTACCCTGTTTAAGTCTTTGCCTTGGTCTATTTGGCTATGGCATAAAAAACATAGACTGGCTATACGGTAATCGCTTGCTTTAAGTCCTCTGCCTTTACCGTCTCGCAACTGGTTACTGTGCGCTGCAACAACTGTTCCATCTTCCGCACCGCACAATTGGCAAGGGATTTCTCTGCAAGCCACTAAGAGTTTGGGGTTTCTGTACATTGCGCTTGTGTCCATTCTTGTAAATTTATGGTCATTAGTTGCATATCTACCGCAACATCTGCCGCTAGTTCGTACTTTTGTTTAAGAATTAACTTACGGTACTGGATGATTGCTGCCGTTAATCTAATCAATGATTCGCTGTAATCGGTCATTTTGTCATCCTTTCAAGGTTACGGTTACTTGCCTGCTCTGTCCTCCATGCGTCAAAGCGCATTTTGGCACTTTCTAGCCGCCAGCGTAGTAATTCTGCTTGTTCTGTCGCTTCACCGATAGCTTTGCAAAGGTTCTGATAATCAGCGTGTGCGTAGGCTTCCCGCTCCTGCGCTCCAATAGCCGTTTCATAACTTTGTTTCATCAGAATGGCTTTTAAGCTAGATTTGTTG